GTTTCATTAAATCTACAAGAGATGTAGATCTTGTATTTCTATCTGTAAATACAGCACCCTCTACTGGTAATTTACAACCATATAATGTAGAATCTCCTTTAAATTGAAACTTAAGCGGTTTAATCTGATTTTGATTAATACCTAAATAGATTGGGTTAATACCACCGGGATTATTACTACCCCAGAATGTAGGTCTGTTAGGACCAATCTTTACACCACCCCATACTTCATTAATCCAGATCCAATCTATATGTTCACCAAAGATTAAATTATCCTTTGTCTTATTCTTAATTAAAGATATGTTATATTCTGGTTTATCAGTTACTTTATAAGACTCATCTACAATATCTTGAAACACATCACCATTATCATTGATCTTAGTCAAGTGTCCCACCTTACGTTGTGACTTCCAATATGTTGTAGTTACACGAAGCATATTAGACATTCCCATATCAAAGTAATCTTCGTCTTGAGACATAATCCAGTTTACAATATCACCACCATATGCAGTATTGTCCCACATAGAAGTGAATTGTCTATAACCTAATGATGGCATGTTAGTATTCCACTCATATGATTTAGTAGCATCATAATAACTACCATCATTTTGATATCCCTGAATAGGATAACCTGCAGATCTCACAGGATAAATAAGTTCTAATGACTCTAATTGATCTTCAGTCATTAACCAACCATACTTATCAATTACATCAGCAACAGTCATCATATCAAACTTACCAACCCATTGACCCTGAGATATATAGCGATTATCTGGTGATTTATGATAGAAGGTAAGAACAGGATTCCACAGTTCTACATCATAGTCATCATCCATCATTTTAAAATGCCAGAACTCTCTATCTGTAATAAGCATATCACGAAATCCACGCTCTTCTAATTCATCAATTTTGAAACGGTCCATATCAACCTTATGTTGATGTTCTGCCCATTGCTCAACCATTGACTTATAGCTTTTTGAAAAGAAGTCTTGAATCTCAGGTAAACTCTTAAGATTCTGTGGCTGCATTGCTTGTTGAAACTCTTCAGAATCTTGAGGATATCCTTGTTCTGCTAATTTCATCATCATGTCCTGCTGTGCTTTAAATAAAAGAGTTTCCTCTAGTTGAGCTCTCTTTTGTTCTAACATTTCATTATAAGAGATGTCATCTACACCAGAATAAGTAACGCGAGTATTTCTTTTAGCAAATTCAGATACAAGAGTATTAATTACATTGGGAATAATAGGATAGAATTTTAATTCTAGTGCAGATGCATCTTCTTGCGTAAGTACCTCAATAAGATCAGCGTATTCATTATCTTGTTCAACTATATAATCACCACGATCAATAATACCCTTAGCAAGTTTGTAATTCTTTGTTAGTCGACGTGCATTACGTCTAATTTGTTTTAGTCCTTCCCATTCTAACCAATCTAGATTCCACGCAGTCCAGTCAGTATCTTTCTTAGAACGAGGTATAAATTGAATGGGTTGATTAAGTGTCCCCATTCTGTTAGTTTCCGCTTTCGCACCATTCTTTAACTGTATGGCGTTATATACTTGCATATTATCTTAAATTTCTAAAGGGTTGTTTAGGTATCTTCATTCCACTAAAAGCTGAACCAGATCCACCAATGTGACGGAAAGGGCTCATATTCAATTTACTGAAATTATCTCGTTTATCCAACTTTTTTGCTTTATCTGTCTCCTCATATCTCTTTTTATAACCACGATTTGCTTGTTGGACTTTAGCAAATGCAATCAGTGCAGCAAATGATACCAATCTATCGACGTTTAATCCTTCTTGATATGCTGCCATTTCGGTGAGTAGCATTATATCGGGTATCCTTTCTACACCATATATTGTCTTAACTATTTCACCATCTGATTTTACTTCTTGATCTAATTCTTCTTTTAAGAAATCAATAGCATAACTTAACATATGACTCTTAAATAAGGTACCTGTATTTCTCCAACCGTATTCTTGGAATACATTAGCATTAGCACCTAAGTCTTTTAGAAACAATATCTGTGATCTAGGTACTAGATACTTTTGTTTCTTCCTATAGAGCATATGATTAATAAACTGCGAAATGTTATTTTCTACTATGGTCCATGCATTGTACCACTCGATAATCATTTCTAGTCGCTCATGTGTTTTATTAATATCGTCAAAGCGACCGCACCAAGCTGCTACAATTTTATCTCTCTCTACAAAAGTCTCTACCTTTTCACCATCATTTCTGGTTACTTCTACAGCAGTTTTGTATACGTAAATAGAACACAATGATTCAGATGTTGTGGTTTTACCTTCTCCTACAGGGTCAATAGATGCATAGTACATTCCAAACTCTGGATTCTTCACAGGTCTTTCGTAGCATACAAACACTCCGGTTTTATCTTCACGCTTCTTGTCCACTGGGAATTCCATAATAGGTAGTTTAGACGTAGGTTTTACATCCACGTCACCTTTTTCATCTCGATAGATATCTAAATATTCAATGGGATATTGTTTATCTTCTATCCTACGCATCTGTGCACCAATAAGATTTAAAGGAAAGATTGATACCTTTCTATATGCAAATGCTTCCTCAATATTTCTAGGATGCTGAGATATACGTAACTGATATTGTTCCGGACTAAGTTCTCTTTTCCATATTTCAAACTGTTCATCTAATGCTTTAAGTGCTTCCTCTACTTTAGAGTTACCGTACTGATCAATAAATGGTGGCATTGACCACTGTTCTGGAATGAATAAACCGGATCTTCCTATTGTACCTTTAGAATCTATTAGATTAGTTTCTACTGAATATATATCATTAGGATCAGGTCTTAAGGTCATTTCCTTAAGAGGTTCACACTGATCAAGATCACCCACAGAACCTGCTGCTATAAACATACCTGTAGTAACAAATCCAGATCTCATAGCAGGACGAATATACTCAAAGGTGGTATCCATCTTAGGAGCAATACCTGCTTCCTCATGGAAGAAGTACTTACATGGTCCACCAACTCCATTAGTTGGGTCTTTCTCAAAAGACATTCCTTGAAGCACACCTTTGAGACCTACCTCTGTTTTACGTTTTTGAGAACCTTGTACTATCTCAATCTTTTGTTGCCATAGTAATACCTTTCCAGGATTCATAGGACGATACCATGCGGTATGTTTATTCAAGAATGCTTCATATTCATTTAAGAACTTCCAAGAACCTTTATCGTTAATATAGTCTTTTAGACTAGCACCTACTTTTAGAGTAATACCTTCTTCAAACCAGATCTGATTAATCATCTTACCCATGTGATAATATGATGAAGCTATCTGACGTTTCTTAAGTATAGAACAATGTTTATAATTAAGTTCTGCTAAAAGTTCATATAATGCCATATGATACTGAGCATCGCGCACGTCCGCGAAACCAAACTTCTGGATCTCCTTATTGAAGATAGGTAGGAAGTTTAACCACATGTAGTAGTCTCTTGGAAGATACCAAGTATTAGTACCATTCTGAAATATTACACCGTTTCTACATTTCCTCTTTTCATGATCCCAATATGCTATATAGTCTTTAGTTCCTTGTGGAGATGTACAGTAAAAACCATTCTGATTAAATAATCTAGCTTGTTCATTAAATAGAAAGCTAGTTTCATCTAGTTCATATTGACCAGGTTCTTTAAATACAGACAGTACAAAGTCTTTGTATTCATCTCTTGTTTCAAAAGATGTCGTAAACCAAGTACCGTTTTTCCAACTAGGTATTTCTATAAAACTAGTACTCATTAAGTAATCTTAGTATTTCATTTAATGACTCATGTCTATGATTATCATGTAAGATAATTTTATTTACCCAATCTGATTTATCTAGTTTAGATATATCATGAATAGCAGAGTCATTTTTAAATTTTAAATCTATCTGATGAGCATCTCCAGTGAATATCATAGTAGCATTTTTACCTAGGCGCCCCACACACATTTGTAACTGTGATTTAGTAAGATTCTGAAATTCATCTACTATGCACACGCAATCTTCAAAAGTTCTACCTCTAAAGTGTGTAAGAGATACTAGTTCTAAAGATTCATTTTCTTCTAACTTATTTAGTATATCTGGTTTATTATATACCTTACGAATATTAGACTTAATAGGAACTAACCAAGGTTCCATCTTCTCTTTCTCAGAACCTGGTAAAAACCCATTATCTTCTGTAGATACTGTAGGTCTAGTAATAACAATCTTATTTACTTTACGTTTAAATAACATATCTAATGCTATCTGTACAGCTAATAGTGTTTTACCAGAACCAGCTTGACCAATTAAAAAGTTAAATGGTCTTTGTAAGATAAGTTCCTTAGCACGTTTTTGCTCTTCTGAAAGAGTTAGTGAAAACTTGATATCACCTTTAGGGGGATCCTTCTCAATGTTTTGCTTTGCCATCTTCTATCTTTTT